AAGTATCCTGTTATCTCCACCAATTGTAGCATTAAGACCTAAGTTTCTGTATGAATTGAATACTCCAGACCAGCCACCTCCACCACCACCCGTTACATCTAATCTTACATATCTATACTTGGTACTTCCAGACCACAAACTAAAGACATAGTTGCCTGCCGAGCCACTGGTAAGAGGTGAATTTATAAATCGATAGGCCGTTGGGTCGCCCTGAGAAGATGGATATTTGTCATTAAATACCGTTACTGAGCCATTGCTAGTACCAGCACCAGTTGAAAAAGGAGAGTTGGAAACAGAAAGAGCAATGTTGTGAGTAAAACCTCCGCCTCCACCATTTACCCTAAACTCGACATAGTCAGCATCAGTTCCCGCATCAAACAATCCGTAATTACCAGCACCGCCATAACTAAATATAGTTCCTGCGTTAACTAAAGAGTTGTTAAATGCTCCGATTGCTCCACTTATCGACACCCCGTTAGACATGTCAGTCTTAATAATTGCAGTATCCGCAGAAAGCGTAGTTAGCAAACCATTAGCCGTGTCGAGCTTACTCTCGACCTGATCGGTATTGAGATTAAGCGTATCGGCATCTACCGATATATTTTTGATTGCATCGAAAAACTCTTGATTGCTGGGCATTGTATTATCCTTTGCTGAAGAACTTGGTCTTGATCAACTCCCAAGATATGGAGACAGCCGTGCCGACGATGGCAGCTGCTAAGTAGAAATGTCCTTTAAGTTTCTCAAGTGCCGTCACCCGATTAACCAGATCCCCGTAGTTAGAAAGGCTCCGCTCAAGCATAGAACACAGGCCGACCTGACGCTCTTCCATTCTTGCGAGGCGTTCCCTGATATCCGACATGTCAACGTCTACGATATTCACTGCGGTAACATCTGCTGGAACTGAGCATTCTTGGTCTCAGTCTGCATAGCCTTCATAATCTGTGCGCCGATCTGCTTGGCGAGGTTCGGGTTAGTCTGTGAAAGGAACTGGATGTGTTGCTGTAAATGCTGGGTGTAGGCAGCACCGCTATCCTGAGCGAGCTGCTGTCCACGCTGACCAGCCAACTGCAGTCGATCCATGTGGATCTGAACATGCACCTCGTGATCGTCGGCAGGCTCAACAGCCACAGCACCGAAGCCTTGGTCGAGCAACAGATTCTCGCTTCCAGCTTCTTCGGCCTGCATCTGCTTCTTGAGCTGCGGATCGATCAACATGCGGTTGACAAGGTGGGGATCGTCCACCTCCAGCAGATCCTTGCGGAGTTCTGGCTGGTTAATGTACGGATCGTTACGGAGGGTCTGGAACCGCACCAAAGCCTTCTGGTACTGCATGACTCGGTTCACACCGTCAGCACTGCCCGAAGGTTTGATCTGGTAATCAAAGATGATTGCCTCGGCAGGGACAGCCGAGAACTGGTTCTGGTATTCAAAGAGAAGCTGGTCGTGTGCGTACTCAACTAGGATTGCATATGCCTGCTTGTAGATTTCGCTCAACGCCAGCCTGAAAAGTTTAATGCGGAGATCTGTGTTCACCCCCATCAGCTGTCCGATATTCTGCACCTCGGTAGCCGTGCGGGGCTTGGAGCTTCCGAGTCTTCCCTGCGTCAGGCCGAAGTCGGGCATCGACACCAAGTACTCGGAGACCTGACGCATCTGCACCATCTCCTGATCAAAGCTGATTGGGGGCTGGGGCATTAGTACTGGCTTAACTCCCGTGGGCAAGAGAACCCCTGTGCCGAATTTGATATTGTTCACATTGGGTATGTCTTGATCAGAGGAAAACATCGGTGAGTTGTAGAGGCTCATCGCATCAGCCTTGGCGTTCATGGTCTTGGTCAACGCAGCTTCAAAAGCTGCAACCGTTTCACAAACTCCACGGCTGGAATAAAAACCTTTGTCTGGAGTAAACTCCAGCATGCACGGCACAAACGGCATCTGCCCGTGGGCATAGGGAAGCTCAAACTTAGGGCGAATAGGTTCGTCAGGAGCCTGCGGGCTGAAGGTCTCCACGATGATCTTCCCCTTGTCATCCCGATAGTAGCACTCCCAGATAATGATGTTATCCCGCATGCTGCCCTCGGTCAGACCCTGCTTGCCTAGCTTGTGCTGATCATACGAGCGAACCCCAGCACCAGCCGAGTTCCCCTCGCCTTTGATCCGCTTAATAAAATCATCGTCCTGCTTGTACGCCTCATTGCGACGATACTGGCCTTCAGAAATTTCCATGATGTGGCAGATCCGATCACAGCTCTCCATGTCCTTGGTGTAGTACGGGAACACAAGATACATCGGGTTAACTGCATCAAACTTGACCGACCTGTTGGCTTCATCCCAAGATGTCTTCATAAACGAGATCCCGCAACGAAGCATGGCCGACACATAGACCATCATCTCGGTTTCAAAATTGGAACGCTCACGCAGCATGTAGTTAAACCAGCTCTCCGCTGCGTAGCGCAGAGACTGCATCTGAGGTTTGCGTGGGGTAAAGCTGGCCAGATTCTCAGCTGAGTAAATCTGGTTTATGTAAAACGGTACGAACTTATTGATGATCGAGTTCGCTAAAGGATAGTGAAGGTCGGCTGCATTCGGCCAAGGTTTACGCTTACGACGAAGTCCACCATTGCACATGGTGTACCAAACCTTCTGCCGATCCTCCCAAGTGGTTCGCTTTTTAAGGTCATCGCAAAAAGCATCGTACAGCTCTTGCGTGGTCATTTAGTCCCCAGCGTCGAAGCCACTTCTGGCATCTTCAAAGTTAGTTTGGATGGTATTGCCGAATACATCTGTCTGCAAATGACTACCACCAGCATCATTTGAGGTCAAGCTCGGTCTGGTCTTGACATAAGCCCAGATGGCTCCAGCAGCTGCATCCGCACGATCTGGACTGCTTCCACCTGTCCTTTGCTTATATTCAGCCTTGGACTCCAGCTTGATACTGCCATTGGATGTGCAGAAGAACCTGCGGGTACACAGCTGTCCGTCCATGATGTCGTCCTTGGGCAGGATCACTCCCCTGTCCTCAATCAGCTTGCCTGCCGTAAACAACATCTCGGAAGCCTTGTTGGCGTACCCAGCCAAACCAGCCGTACCAAAGTTCACACGGTTGACGCGGTACCCCTGCTCGTCCATGCGCCTAATCATGGGCGACCCGATACCCCCGTTGTCAGCCCAGACCAGCTTGGGGTTAACCTGAAACGCCCGCAGCTCCCTTATCACCCGTCCGACGGTACGCATCTCGTCCCGATCCTTAATGATGATTAGAGGCAACAGCTTGTTCCCGTCCATGATGGCCACGGCAGTCTCGTCAACCCCTGCCCCACCCCAGTCGATAAAAGCCACCCTATCCATAGGAAAGTGGGTTGGGGGTGTAGCCCTGCAGTCATGGATCTTGGTTTCCGAGATCACGGTCTCGTTATCAGCCTCATCCACAAACTCGTTATGGATCATGCTCCTGACCAGCGGGTGGTCATCCCCATACAGCTCCTTAAGTCTTCTAATCGACTCGTCCGTAATATGTGGGCACTGGCCGATAGGAATAGTGAAGGTCTTCCAGAACTTAGCATGTTCCCTAAAGCACTTGGCAAAGAAGCTGTTTGCTGAACCTGTGCTGCTAATAGCTAACCAACGGTTGGGTTGGGTGCGTTCACCTGCATGCCAGATCTCTGCAGGTATGGACTTGGCCTCGTCATAGATCAGCATCAGGTTGCCCTTGCCACCCGTGGTGCTGCCCTCTGGATGCCACCCCTCCATCCGCTGGGGTTCGTCGGTGGTAAAGGCCACCGCCCTCCCGTTAATCGGGCTGATCAGCTCGTTGGAGTTAACCGTCCAGCCCTTCAGCTTGGAGGCGTACTTGTGTACAGTGGCAAACAAGCCTGACTTAATCTGTCTGCCTACGTTAGAAGTCACGATCACATAGCTGTTAGGGAATACAGCACAGTGCCATATGATGGCTGGTACCACTAAGAAGCTGGACTTGCCCGATCCGTTGGGTGCCCTGACAGCCACTCTGCCACCAGCATCAAGAGCATCCATGCACTGGATCTGCCAAGGGTAAAGGCTGTCCATCCCAAGGTAGTGGCTGGAGAACCCAGCCAGTGTGGACAGGAACTTCAGCTTCTGCAGTTCATTCATTTGGGACATTGGACTTCTCCTTGGCTAACCGCTTCGCCTCCAGCTTGGCCTTCTTTCGTCGCTTGCGGGCTTGTATGCGCCGTTTGACTCGGTGGATGAGTGCGTAGTCTGGATCGTTGCGAACCCTGCGTTTAAGCCATTCTCGGCACTTGGCGTAGAACTGTAATTTGTAGGCTTCATCGGAGTGAAGGCGGGCTTTGTGTTCGGTGTAATTCCAAGGCATGGGGTTAAGCAGGCTCCTCGGGGTGCCACTTTCCAACTGGGCATTTCCCAGTAGACAGGGCTGCCTTGACCTTCAGGAAGCATCCGCAAAGCATGCAGCGTCCATCCTTATGATCTTTGCACTCTTCACAGATCTTTAGCCTTCGAGCGGTCTCGGCCTCGGGCTGCATCTTGAATCCATCCCCTGCCCACTCGACCATTCCTTGGGCAAAATTCTTCGCCATTTCGAGGGGTGGGGGTGTGTTATTCATGTACCCCCCTGTAGCCGATAATGCAGGTGGGTGGTGGGTTGCTCGTCTCTATATATTTAGTGTGACGCATGGGGGGTGGGGTGGTGGTACGGGGTATCTGGAGAATCCTGAGGAGCTGATGTAAGTTGTTGATTTTCAAAAAAAGAAGAAGAAAGATTTGATGCTCTAATCTTTTATGATGAACATTGTTGTTCAGTGGTAGGTACTTCCATAAGCTGTGGTGGTGGTTCTGTTAACGGAATAACATCTATGCTCTGCAATCGTGCCTCACTCAATCTCTGACAGATGGCAGATGATACATCCAACGAGAGAGTGTTAGTCGTTCCACCTGAGACTCTTAGCTCTGTCTTCTGGCTGAACTCCTCTGGTCTTACTCTCTCGAGTAGCCATTGGGCTGACTGAGGCGATGATTGAGCGTGATTCCTGAGCTTTGTGAGGTTGTCGGCGATGAAGTTCTCTCGCTCTGCATCTAGTCTCTCGGCAAATTCCCTGCTCTGCTCCTTCATCTCGATCAGCTTCCCGATCCCAATGCCCACAGCACCTGCCATAGTTTTCAGACTCATCCCGAGACGAGCGAGTCGATACAGCTCTTTGATTTTCGTCTGACTGAAGTTTTCAAATGTTGTCCTCGGCTTTCCTCGTCCTCTTTTTTGCACGACTGGAACAGGAACAGGAACAGGATCGGGAATCTTTTCTGGCATCGTGACAACTGGTGAGCCGTTCACCATCTCGACGCTCAGGTCTTTTGCTGGCTCAACTTTCTTCGCCCGCTTCCTCCTCATTAATTCTTTCGGCACGGATCAGTTTTTAATTGCAATCTTTAATCTGTCGACCACTTTCAGCTGTTAAGCAGTTGTCCTCCCAGCGGATGAAAGATCGAACAGAGCCGTGTGGGTTGCGAATATCTCGAGAGCTGGCACTCGTGAACTCCTCCAGCTCATAATAAATACGGCGAAAATACTCGATCCTTCGAGCGTGAGGGCTGGTCAAACCCGAGCATGAAAAGAATTTTCCTGTGAGCGAATTTCCCAATCGGTGACAACTCACAAGCCTCTCCCCTTGCGGGGAGGCTTACTGCTCACGAGATAAACCCATCGATGAGTAAGCTCTCTCCCTATGACAACTCCCTCCCCTCTGGAATCCATCCGTCTATCACTCGCAAGAGATACCCAATCGAAACCAAGCGAACCTTTCTGCTTATAAAAATAAATGGTTCGCAAGATTCGTGCATGAGACCTGCCCTCGAGTGAAAGCTACCCGCTGTCCCCATACTACCCCGACCCTCAAATCGATTCCTCGGGCATCCTCGTGCGATATTTTGGGCTGTGTGATGACGATCCCTGCCTTCCCCTGTCTTGTGTCATAAAGCAGATAAACAATCTACAAAGCAGTTGACAGGATAATCATAATGG